TCGCGCTGGGGTGGCGTCCGAACCTGTCCAATCAAGGTGCCTATGGCGGTGTTAAACAGCTTTCTGTGTGATCGGTACGACCTTGTCGTTCATCTCTGAGAAATCAAGCTTGCCTGCCAATCTCTTCAGTGTTGATCCTTCAGCAGCGACAGCAGTCACGTTGCTGTTCTTCAGTAATGCCATCGCTTCTTGCCTGGCCCGACGATCACCGTTCTGCAGATCTTCCAACACTTGATCAATTACGAGATCGTGCATCTCGCTGAGCTTGCTTAGTTGATCAGACATGGCTGCTGTGTTTCTGACTGAAGCTTAGATACCATGGCTCTATCTACGTCCCCGCAGAGTGCCGCATGTTGCCGCCCATTGACGACCGTCTAGTGGCTGCAATGGCCGCTGAATTCCCTGATCGCGCTCCTGACCAGGGCACGGACTACCCCAGCGTCATGTTTAAAGCGGGCCAGGTGTCTGTCGTCAGATGGCTGGTTAGCAAGCGTGACAATCAACAGGAAGATTTGCTCACAACCATGGAATTAGGAGGGCACAACTGATGTGTGGAGGAGGCTCAAGGGCAACAATTGAAAAGCCCGATTACAACGCTTACAACCAGCAGTTTGAACTGCAGAAATCTGCCATCGAGCAATCGATGAATAGCGGAATCATGGATCTGCAGGCCGAATATCAAGCTCAATTACGGCAAAACACTGCATCAATGCAAGCCATTGAGCAGGAAAGAGTTGCTGATGCTCAAGACCTGTCAGTCATAGCGGCTGATGCAGCAAGACTTTCAACCTTGATTGGCACTCCGCCACCAGAGAAGGTTGCTCAATCGCCAAAAATTGGCACCAAATCACGCGATCTTGCCACTGCCAATGGCAAGAAATCACTTCGCATTGGTAGCACTGCAACCAGTGCTGCCAAAGGCACTGGCCTCAACATCACCTAAAGGAGCTTCATCATGTGCGGTGGCGGATCTAGAGAACCCAGAGTCGAATATGTCGGCCCTTCAGAGGAAGACATGCGGCGTCAAGAGGAATCTCTTGAGAGATACAAAGAACAAATGGAAACGCAGCAGGAGGCTTTCTCTGCATCGCTAGCGAATCAGATGAATCAATCGCAGATGCAGCAACAGCAATTCCAGCAGCAATACCAATCAAGAGCCAGCGCAAATGAAACTGCTCAAGCTGCTGCTGCCTCAACGTCTTACACGGCAACAACGCAGCAGACAGAAAATCCAACAACTGCTCAAACAACAACTACAGCAGCCAAGAAGAAGCCTAAAAGCAGTGGCTTAAGGATTAGCAGTGCTGCTGGTACTGCTAGCGCAGCTGGATCAGGCCCCAATCTCGCGATCTGATGAAATCAACCGCAGCGCAACGCTACGACGACCTTGCTTCTGACAGGGATTACTACCTCAGCAGGGGTCGGGCGTGCGCTCGGCTCACTATTCCGTACCTGATCCCGACTAGTTCGGAGCCGGTCGCTGACACCAAGGAAACATTCCCGGTGCCGTGGAATGGCATCGGTGCTCGCGGTGTGCTGAACCTCGCCAGCCGAATGCTTCTTGCTTTGCTGCCCCCGACGCAGCAGTTTTTCCGCTTCTCATTGGATGAAGCAGAGCTAACCGCACAAGGTGTCAGCCCAGAACAAAAGACTGACTTCGAGCAGGCCTTAAGCCAGATCGAACGCCAGGTACTGCGAGAGATCGAGGCATCAAATGACAGAGTCGTCTTCCATGAAGCGCTGCTGCATCTGATCGTTGGCGGTAATGCACTGCTGCATATCGCACCAGAAGGGCTGCGCTGTTTTCATCTAAACCGCTACGTCTGTCAGCGGGATCCAATGGGCAATCCATTGGAGGTTGTCATCTGTGAGCAGCTGGCGATTGAAACACTGCCCGAGAAGGTGCAGGAATTAATACGTGCGAAAGACGATGAAGACGACATCACCTCCGGGCTGATTGAGGACATCGTTAATCCTGTCCCGCGTCGGGATAACGGCGACACGGTTCGCATCTATACCCGTATCAGATGGAAGCGAAATGCAGGCAAGACCGGGACGGTTAGCTGGCATCAGGAGGTAAACAACAAGATCATCCCTGGCACTGAATTCAGCAGGCCAGAAGATGTCAGCCCATGGCTGCCGCTGACCATGATCCGTGCAGATGGCCAGCAGTACGGCATCAGCTATGTCGAGACTTCCGCCATTGCTGACCTGCAAACTGTTGAGGCCTTATGCCAAGCAATTGCCGAGGGAAGCCTTGCAAGTAGCAAGATCCTGTTCCTGGTAAAGCCTTCTGGTGTTACTAAAGCAGCCAATCTTGCGGCAGCACCGAACGGAGCCTTCGTCACAGGAGACCCCAACGATGTGATGGCTTTGCAGGTGCAGAAAAGCACTGACTTGCAAGTTGCTATGCAAGGCAAGACACAGATTGAAGCCAGGCTGTCACAGGCTTTCATGCTGGCCGATGTAAGAGATAGCGAACGCACAACTGCCGAAGAGGTCCGTTTGCAAGCGTTGTCTATTGAGAACTCACTCGGGTCAATTTACAGCGTATTGCAGACTACTTTCCAGGTGCCATATGTCTCGCGCAAGCTAGACATTTTGCAGCGTGAGAAGAAGATTGCCAAGCTGCCCAAGGAGTTAGTCAGGCCTGTGATGACGGTTGGCCTGGCCGCTGTTGGTCGTGGCAACGACCTGGAGCAATTGGTGCGGTTTACCACCACGATCGGGCAGACAATGGGGCCAGAAGGGTTGCAGACTTATGTCAAGTCTTCTGAGCTAATTAAACGCTTGGCTTATTCCATGGGTATTGATACCCTCGGTTTAATTAAGACCGAAGAGGAATTAGCTCAAGAACAACAAGCCGCTCAACAACAACAACAGCAAGCAATGATGATGCAGTCAAAACTTGCTGATCCACAAAACCTCGCCAATGCTGCGCAAACAGCGCAAGAGATTGGCATGGCTGAACAATCCCCTGAACAACAACCTCAATGAGCCCTGAAATCGGAAGAGCAGTAATGGCTGATCCTCAGCCTTTTGTTGAAGGATCCCAGATGGATACTTCACCTCAGCTGACTGTTCCTGAAGGTGAAAAAGGTGGCATGGTCGGCCCCGGCCAGGAAAACATTGTCGAGGAATTTGCCAAGGAGCAAGAACAGCTCCAAGAAGAAGAAGCAATCCTCGGCAAGTTCAAAAGCCCACAAGATCTGGCCAAGGCTTATGCCGAGTTACAGCGAAAGATGGGGCAGCAGTCAGGGGAGCAATCCCAAGCTGCGCCACAGACGGAACCTGATGCTGCTCCACAGCAGGAGGGCAGCTACAGCCCAACCGATGCGGCTGAGATCTATGGCCAAGGCGCTGTTGAAGCGTTGGCTGGCAAAGGTCTCGACCTTGGCAAGGTGATGTGGCAAGCCGACCAGGGCGAAGACATCAGCGTTCATTACGCAGCTTTGGCTGAGTCGTTCAATGTTCCACAGGCTGTTGTGGAAAACTACGTCTCGTCTCAACAGGCGGGATCGTCTGCAGCAGGCGACGGCATGTCAGACGCTGACTCTTCTGCAATCCTCCAAGAGGTTGGTGGACAAGAGGCGTTTGATCAGCTCAGTGCTTGGGGCAAGGAAAACATGTCTGAGCAGGAACGCACCAGCTACAACGCTGCTGTTGATTCCGGCAATACCGAAGCAGTGCGCTGGGCACTCAAGTCAATGCAATCCAGGCAGGGGTTAATTCAGCAGGATGTAGAGCCACAGCTCTACGGGGGCGGAGCACCAGTAAGCGACAGACAAGTGTTTGAAAGCCAGCAGCAAGTCCTTGATGCAATGAATAAACGGAACGACAGAGGTCAGCGTTTATACGATGTTGATGAGGCTTACAGAAACAAGGTGGCGATGATATTGCATTCGTCTCCTGACTTCTAGTAAGTTGTCAATAGACAGCAACCAGAACTGGGCAAGCCCGAAAGGATAACTTGCAGCCAGGGAGGAATGGGCGGTCAAACAAAACCAAAACTATTCCTCCGAAAAACTAATCATGGCAACTCCTCCTGATGTTGCGCTGCAACGGTTAGGCCAGATCAAGGGCGATGCCGCCACTTGGGGACCAGGCCTGAACGGGGTCGATAAAGACCGCGCGATGTTCCTGAAGCTCGGTTCTTCCGAGGTTCTGGATGCCTTCATGACCAACTGTGTGTTCAAGGGCAAGACCCGTGAACGCAACATCCGTGGTGGCCGCTCAGTTGCATTTCCAATTACTGGAAAAATGAGCGCTCGGTATCACCAGCCTGGCACTCAAATTTTAGGTCAAGGCAACAATCCTTCTGATATTAATCAGCGAGTGATTGAACTTGACGCCTTGATGATTGCTGACGCAGCAATCTATCAGGTTGATGAGTTGATGAATTTCTACGATATTCGTCAAATCTATACAACTGAGCTGGGCCGTTCTTTGGCCTATGAGTATGACAAGCGTGTTGCGCGTATTCTTTACGCCGCCGCTAGTAATACAACAGAGCCTCTTGACAAAGATCCTCTGAATGCCGGCCGGGTAGGCCAGCTCATCGATCTTGGCGACAACGCTGCTACTTTTGACGCTAAATCACGTCAAGCCCGTGGTGACATGTTGGTTGATGCGATCTTCAGCGCTCGCGTTGGCTTCGAGACCAAAGATGTCTCGGTCGACAACATGTACGCAGTCTTCTCTCCTGACGATTACTACTGCATTACGCAGTCATCCCGCGCTATCAACACTGACTTCGGCAGTGGCAACGGTTCGATCGCTTCAGGTGAAACTGCACGCATTGCTGGCATCCCTCTGTATTCCAGCAACCACGTCACCCAGAGCGCATATACAAATGTCGCTGGTGATGTGAACCCTGACTATGCACAGGATCTATCCAAGGTTCGCGGCTTTGTGTTCCACCGTGACGCTGTCGGTGTTGTGTCTCTTCTGAGCCCTTCATTGCAACTCACAGGAGCTGAATTCCGTGTGCAGTACCAATCTGATCTGATGGTCGCCCGTCAGGCTCTCGGAATGGGTCAGCTTCGCGCTGAGTGTGCTTGCGCCATCTCTGTAAGCTGAACAACGAGTAGGGGAGA